ACTAATTATACCCATAAAAAAAGGACCTGTCAAGCAGGTCCTGATAGTCTAATACAAGTAACTCACTTGCTATAAGTACGTCCACGATAACAGAATGTACCGTGAGTTTCTTTTGATTCTACACAACGAGTATTATACTCAACACCACGATATGAAGTGTGGGTAATCTGTGCGTCGTGAAGTGCAGATGCTTTGTTGATCTGCTTTTTGATCATGTTAAGTGTGTTCATGGTGATACTCCTGAAGTTGGGTGAAAATTAACCTTCTCATCTTTCGATGGATCCGTGTTTTCCCGTTCCTTCAGTCGTTTGCGTCCCATGGGTAGCAATCAGGTGTTGATTCCTTCATGACCTCAATCAATTCCACCTTATATTCGGGAGGAATATTCTCATTTGTTCTCATCCGAAACATAATTGAATCGGCTTGAGCACATGTGAGTGATGAATAGAATAGTAATTCTAACATAGGATGAACGGCTCCGTTCCGCGACTTACTTGCGTCTCCCTAGGGAGATGAACGACAGGTCTATTATAGACCTCATACTCTATTTAGTCAAGTGTCATCGTATCAACATGAACATTTGTAATTATGTTTATTCAAATAATTTAAGGTCTCTTTGAGATCCCCACGATGCTTGAGTCCAATAGCAATCTGTGGGTACTGAGCAGTGTCACCAAACTCTGCATGGAATTGTCTGTCGGTAAAGTCTTTATCTAGAACATATTCATGGAAGTCTTCATGAATACTCTTAAGGAGCATACCAGCACGCTCACACTCTTGACTACCGTTACTATAAATTACTGCTTGCATTTGTCCTCCTTGTAGGTAATAGTTATTTGTTTGTAAACTTCATCTCGATTATCACTATTGTATACATTACAACGTTCGATCTTAGCATCCAATATATTCACAACATTATCTAGTTGATGTTCAACTACAAACTTTTTAAATCCGTCGTCCATCCAAGATTTATTTGATCCTGGTGTGTTAAAATCATCCATTGTCAATACCTTTGGGAAAGTTTTCAATCTCGGTCAGTTCATAGTCCCAGTCTTCCATGACTGTATTAGCAAGAAATCTATCAGATAGCATTTCAAGTTCCTTCTCAGCATACTCTCTGCTCTCTGCTTCCAACCAAACATCAATCACCTTACCAAGTCTAAGTTTCTTGATATCTAACTCAGACAATCTCTTACAGGCATCTCTCACAGCATTTCCTGGTGAGTCATCAACCTGTGATCGTAATCGGACAAATACTAATGCTTTAAACTTCATGCTTTCTCCCTCTCATCAAGTGCTTCATGAATAATCTGCTTCAATTCAATACGTTCTTCTGGTGTGAAGATTGTACGGTGCTTTACTGGCATAGGTTCATAACTACTTGGTTTCTTTGATTTGCCAGGAAGACTCATTCCCTGTGTGTCAATTTTGTCCATTGTTCCCTTTCAACCAGCAAGGTTTACATAACGAATTTGTCCAACTACCATCAGGTGCTTGATGTCCTACTTGTGGTGCTTGATTCGCTGGAACCATTTTACCACACCCAACGCATTTTGTCTCCCACATTTTCATTTAACTTCTCCAATAATCCATGATCTCATACCAAATGGTGTATCAGCAATGAGAGTCTGTGTTAATGTTGCCACTTCTCGGGGCACAACCAAACAGAATCCAATACCAAGATTGAATACATTTCTCATCTCATCCTCAGCAATGTCTCCTGCCTCTTGGATCTTGTTAAAGAGTTCTGGTCTCTCCCAAGCATCATAATCAAAATCTACACCCATACCCTTAGGAATACACCTAGGAAGGTTCTCGGGCAGTCCTCCACCTGTGATGTGTGCCATGCCTAAGATAGGAATCTCATCCAACAGATACTGGATTAAAGGAGCATAGATGGTGGTTGGCTCCAACAACTCAGGCATATCTTTATAGAAGATCTTATGTCTCCATAGCATATCATTGATCAGTGTGTATCCATTACTATGAAGACCACTACTTTCAATACCAATGACTACATCACCAGGTTTGATGTTACTACCATCAACAATATCAAACTTCTCTACAATACCAGTACAGAAACCAGCAAGGTCATATTCAGTTGCTCTGAAATGTTCCGCAGTTTCTCCACCCAGTAGTTCCACTCCAATAAGTTCACATGCCTTAGCAATTCCATACACAATATCACTGACGTTAGCATCAAGTGATTTGGTGGAGATATAATCTAGAAAATATAATGGTTTAGCACCAGAACATATAACGTCATTGACGCACATAGCAACGAGATCCTGACCAATAGTGGTGTAATCATCAGCAATTCTACAGATATTAATTTTAGTTCCGACACCATCAGCACCAGATACCAACACAGGTTTCTCATATCCTGGTGAGATCTCCATCATTCCATTGAACCCACCAATAGAAGGTGCCATTACCTTGAGATATTCTACAAATGCTCTACCTTTTTCAATGTCAACACCAGAAGTTTTGTAGTCCATCAGTCAGTTTTTCCTAGTCGAATGTATAATGTGATGAGTGATTGTGAGATTAGATCACAAGAATATGTGAATCCAATTTGATCTTCCTTATCCCAGTGTTCTCTTTGACTTCTAAGAAGTGCAGAAAACTCTTTAATTTTAGACCTCATCTCTTCGTTTGTCAACTTATCCAATGATTTCACCTCTGGCAATTTGTTCACGACGTTTTAGTTTCCATACTATGTAATCCATTGTTGGGATACACATAGGGTTCCAACCTACAAATGTTGTGGATTCCTTACTTGGGATCTTCCAACAGGGAGCATCATCATTCTCAAGGTCTAATGATTTACGATACTCCTCCTCACCATACATAACAACTGCTCTCTCTGCTTGATTCAAACTCGTGAAACAAGCAAAGCAGTTCTTCCTAATCTCATCAGGGATTTCGTGTTTCATATCCGTAATACTTCTCGTTGTAGTATGGGTTACTGTTTATAGTAATAGACTTGATAAATGATTGCTTACGATCTTCATCTGTTGGTGGTACATAATACATATCTAACCATCCTTGATTAATAAGTTCAAAGAAGTCTGGTTCCCATGATGCTAATGAGTTTAATGAATCAAATCTTTCACTGATTGCTAACCACCAAGTATCATACCATCCTCCACCAAATCTAAAACGGATCTTGTCAAGTTGTTTTTCAGTCATTGGATTGCCAAGGGTTGTAGTCGGTCAAGGATCTCACGATAGGCAGGTACAATATCACCTTCATCATTCCTGAATAGATCCTTATCAAATCTTTCCTCACCACCAATCTTCCATAGTCTCATACTATCAGGACTGATCTCATCGGCAAGATACAAATCACCATGAGCATCATAACCATACTCAATCTTAAAGTCAACCAGATCAATACCCATGATGTAGAACATCTGACGAAGGTAATCATTGACCCGTAGTGTCATCTCAATGAAAGGTTCTGGATCATATCCCATCAGACGCACACGGTCTGGTGTAAGTAGAGGGTCATGCTTACTATCATCCTTGAGAAAGAATTCTACAATCGGTTGTGGTAGTGGAGCACCTTCTTGGAGAGTTGTCTCACGAACAATAGATCCAGCAGCACGATTACGACAAATAACTTCTAATGGAACGATATCTACTTTCTTACAGATCATCTTGTTCGCACCAACCATATTAATATAATGAGTTGGGATATGTTCTTTGGAAAGTTTCTCAAAAATGATAGATGAAATACTACAACAGAGAGATCCTTTTCCTAAAGGATGATCTTCCTTCTCCCCATTCCCAGCAGTTACCTTATCATGATACTCAATGATGACACGATCAGCATCGTCTCCCTGATAAACAGTTTTGACTTTGCCTTCAATAATTACTTCCATTAATCTCTTTGTCTCCAGTCGTCAGGTTTATCACGTTGAAACCAATCTTTAATATCATCAGCACTATCAAATCCCGTTTTATGATTGGATGGGTCGGGATCTCCTAGTCCCATCCTATTCATAAAATCGTCTATACTGCCCTCTTCAATGTCTTGTGCTGCTTGGCGTCTTGCCTTCTGCAACCAATCTCTAGCAAGTGTATGAGATTTTGCTAGTTTTTCTGCCCAGATCATGTCCTCAAGTGGGACATTTTCTTTATTTGCGATACATCTACAAATAGACTCTAGTCTTAGTCTGTATTGAGTAGATATCATGTTAGTCTCGCAGTTTTTTCTGTAGGTCTGAAACTCGTTGATACTCGTCAAGAGCATTCTCAGAACGATATTTAAGAATAGTTTGAATATCTTCTAAGATAACTTCTGCATCAACGTAGTCATCAAGATATTTATCAATCGCATCTTTAAGATAACGTAATCTATGCCACTCAGGACTATAAGGTTTGTATTCCATAATAATGCGTTTGATATTTTTAAATTATATACGCATCTCGACTGATTGTCAAGAAACTTTGTAGTTAAATTTCAATATCCTTTGCTTCCTCAATGAGTGAGCTAATATATTTTTCGGTTCCGTCAAGTTTCTTGACTTCAAACACTGTAGATCTCATGTACTTCTTGATACCCTTATATTCTTTCATAAGTTTATCAACTTCACGTTGATCAATTGTAACCTTTGCTTTTCCATTATAGGAATCATCGATTTCATTATTAGAGAATCCACCAAATCCTTTATTCATTTCTTTTTCTTTTCTTCTGGTGCTTTGTATCCATACAAGTTAGGTCTAATTCTTCCTGCAGTTTGATTGAATGTTAGTAGATCATATCTAAAAAGATCATAATAATGATCAAAAATATCCACCTTTTTATTTGCCATTACGATATCATAATGGATTTTTTTATCAAGAACATACTCTACCATATATGAATTGGTTGGTAGAGATGTGTCTTCTGCTAGTTTAGGATCGCAGTCCTCATGGAGAATAACAAATTTCAACTACGTCCTCCCCAAGTAATGTCTGGATATGCCTGCTTTACATTATCAAAAGAAATTTTATACTTATTAGATAAATTTCCATCTTTAATAAGAACAAGAATTTCTGCCTCTTCAGGATGCAAACCTTCAAGAATATTAATAAACATTACTTCTCTTCGGATAGAAGATAAAGAATCATTACCACCTTTCACAAAATTATAAAGTTTTGTAGATTCTTTTCGTATAGAAGTTTTCTTTGCCCGTTGAGATTCT